GCAGCAGCTGCGGAATCACTTCGGGCACGCGCGGCACGAGCTCGGCGGCGCTGGCCGGATTCTGCGCCAGCGCGCGCACCTGATCGAGGATCCGCGCCTCGACGGCGGCCGGCGCCGTATAGCCGGCCGACGCCGTCAGCCAGCGGTAATACGTCGCTTCGATCTCGGCGGCGATGCCGCCCTGATGCTCGTCCGCCTGCGCGGCGGGTGCGGCCGGGGCCGGCGTGGCGGCCGTGTTGTCGGCACCGCCCCGGAGGCGGTTGATCCAGTTTTTCATAGGTGTGGGCTGCGCTGCGTTCAGGACTCCATTGTAGCCTGATGCGGGGCAATGAGGATTACCGCGCCTGCATGCGCGATGCCGCAGCGCAGCATGCGCCATCGCTACCCGTCAGGCTTCCGCCGCCCACGCCTCGGCATCCGCGCCGGCCGGGATCCGCATTGGCGTGCCCGCATCCGTCACCGCGCGCCAGACGGCTTCGGCGACGTCCTGTGCATGCGTGACCGGTCCCGGCACGCGCATGCGGGCGAAGATAGCTTCCAGCAGCGGCGCATACTCGGCCGGCACGTCGCCCTGCATGTTGTCGCGCGCGTTCTCGCCGAAGCGCGTGGTGGGCGCGCGACCCGGCAGCACGAGGCGCGTGCGGATGCCGAGCGGCTCCAGCTCCAGCGCGAGCGACTCCGTGAATGCGTTGACGGCCGCCTTGCTGGCCGTGTAGACGGACATCGCCGGCAGCGCGCGCATCGTCACGGCCGACGTCACATTGACGATCACACCGGCACGGCGCGCGCGCATACCCGGCAGTACGGCCTGCGTCATCGCGATCGTGCCCAGCGTATTGGTCGCGAAGACCGCCTGCGCCGTGTCCATCGACACCGCTTCCAGCGGATTGATCACGCCAACGCCGGCATTGTTGACGAGCGCATCGATTGGTCCCGCCGCCTCGATGGCCGCGCGGATGCTGGCGGGATCGGTCACGTCGAGCGCGACGATGCGCAGGCGGTCGGACGCGGGCAGCAGGTCGGTGCGCGGCGTGCGCATCGTGGCGACGACGTTCCAGTCGCGCTCCAGGAACAGGCGGGTCATGTCGAGGCCGAAGCCGGACGAGCAGCCGGTGATCAGGACGGTTTTCATGGTGTGTTTCCTTTCATGTGGTTGGGAGTACCGCTACGATAGGCTTTGCGGCCCGGACGCGCTACAATCGGCCGTCCATAATCCTTTCGCGAGAGTCCGACATGATCGATCCACTGGCCGAAGTCGTCGGTTTGCTGCAGCCGGGCATGCGCTTCACGAAGATCGTCGGCGGGGCCGGCCGCTGGGGCGTGCGGCGCACGGAGATGGGCCAGCCGTCGTACTGCGTCGTCCTCGACGGCACCTGCCGCCTGGCGGTCGCGGGCAGTCCCCCGCTGATACTGGAACCGGGCGACTTCGTGCTGATCCCGGCAACGTACGACTTTTCGATGGCTAGCCTCACCCCGCCGCCGACACGGGACTTCGACCGTCTGCCGGTGCAAGTCGCGCCGGGCCAGTTTCGCGTGGGTGCGCCGGACCTGTCATCCGATGTACGCTTTCTCATCGGGCAGTGCACGTTCGGCTCGCCAAATGCGGCGCTGCTCGTGTCGCTGCTGCCGCGCTACGTGCACGTGCGCGGAGACCCGCGCCTGGCCGCGCTCGTGCAGCTCGTGGCCGACGAGGCGCGGGCCGAGCGGCCGGCGCGCGACGTCGTGCTGGCGCACCTGCTGGAAGTGCTGCTGATCGAAGCGCTGCGCGGCGCTGCCGGCACAGATGCCCCGCCGGGTCTCGCGCGCGGCCTCGCGGACGTGCGCCTGGCGCACGCGTTGCGCGCGCTGCACGCGGAACCCGCACGCGCGTGGACGGTGACCGACCTCGCACGCGAAGCGGCGCTGTCGCGTTCCACCTTCTTCGAACGCTTCAGCCGCACGGTCGGCATGGCGCCGATGGCCTACCTGCTCACGTGGCGGATGGCGCTCGCCAAGGACCTGCTGCGGCGCGGCGAGTGCGGCGTCGCGGAGGTGGCGGAGCGGACCGGGTACAGTTCCGCCAGTACATTCAGTGTCGCGTTCGCGCGGCATGTGGGGGTGCCGCCGGCGCGGTATGGGCGTGCCGCGTGAGCAGGCGCACAACGGCCAATCAGCTCTGTTGGCTGCAGATACTGGCACGTTCTTTCTGCCGGCTCTCGGCTACTTGGGCTTTGGCTCCCGAATTCAGTGACAAGATCAGCTGTGCACTTAGTTTCTCGCGGCCACTCTAATTCTTCCGTTATTTTTGGAAGTTTTCTCGTATAGATACGGCTCCCGGACCTTGCTATACGGTCGTTCGCCGCGTTGGCGATGCTGTTCACGGAAATGCTTTCCGTGGCAGCGCAGTGTTCGCTCAACGGTTTATTTAGCCGGCGCCGTATTGCAGCATGAGCTAATTGCTGGCGCTGCCCTCCCGCGCTTTCTAAGCAGATAAATGTCAGTCAGTTTCGCTGTTATTGCGAGAGGCTATTTCAGCTGATTAAGTGTGCCATCGGCGCCTTGAGGCAATGCCTTGCTATGGACGATACCGGCAGCAGGTTCAAAATGAAGAATCACCTGGCTCTGTTGTTTTTCCCGTACTCGGGGCCCGCGCCGGCGCTAACTGAGTGCTCACCGGTGCGCCACGCAGTTCCAACGTCAACGCGTCACCGTTGAGCCACTCCACGAGCGCATCAACAACACCAGGTATATCACGATCACGTCCGCGCAGGGCACACTCCCATACCGTACCCACGCGCCAGCCGGCATTCAACAAAGCCTGCTTTACACGAGCATCGTTGCTGCGGTTGCCAGTAATTTTCTCCGCCCAGAATTCGGTACGAGTGCCCGGCAAACGAAAGAGCGCACAATCGTGCCCGTGCCAGAAACAGCCATGAACAAGAATAACTGCATGACGACCTGGAAACACGACGTCAGGCTTCCCGGGGAGATCGCGACGGTTGACTCGAAATCGGAAACCTCTACGGTGAAGCAAACTACGGATCAGTTTTTCAGGCTTTGTGTCGCGGCCTCGAATGCCGGACATCATGCGGCTCCGTGTGGCGCTGTCTACAATATCGACCATTGATTGCTTTAGAAACAGTTCAATGGACATCATACGCTAGCTGATGGTCCTATGGCGCCAGCTTTGCCAACGATGCGAATCACCGAGACACCCCATGGATGGCCAGACCTATATGAACGCTTCCATAGCGAAATATTTTTCGTTACGAAAGCGTGGTGATCCGGACGCGACTTTCGCGTTGCCATATAGCACTAAGCATGCCGTTTCAGTGACATCGCAGGGGGAGGAAATCAGCAGCGTCTATAGATGACTATCTTAAAAAGGGATCAGGCAGATAAGCGCTGACAGAGTTGTTCATTCTGCAATTGATAGTGCCTCGAGTTCTAAAAGGGCAATTTGCGGTTAGAACACATTAAACAACTATGAAATTTATTAATTAGCGAACTGTGCTCTTCGGAAGAAAGGGCGTAAGCCGCCTGCAGCAATGTTGCGAAGAGCTTCCGCTCTTAGCTGCCGGCGACCTTAACGCACAATCACCTATGGCATCAGGCAGCCAGTCTACCCTCACCAGCCTGTTGTTCGCTGAGGATGCGTTTGCCGTTAACAATTCGTTGTTTCATAAGACGAGCCACTGCCGAAAATACTGGCACCACAACAGAATTGCCGAACTGTCGGTAAGCCTGAGTGTCTGATACTGGGATGCGGAACGTAGATTCGCAGGGGCCGTCATACCCCATCAAACGAGCACACTCGCGGGGAGTCAATCGACGAGGGCGATTTTTAATGTTTCTCTCATGATGGAATCCGAGCGACGGGTCGAAGCCACGATCAATAAGAATTTCCGAGCCGTCCTTGTGGTAGCGTGCTGAAAGCGTGCGAGTAATATGATTTTCGCTTACCAACCCATAGCCAAAGCCGTTACCTTTGGCCTTATGTTTAATGGAGTAGTTGAACAAGTACTCCCACAACTTTGGTGTAAGGATATAAGCCGGATCAACCTCTGATTCAAGAATATCACCCAAAGTCGGCTTCTTAGTCGGATATTCATCGACAATATTTCTGAGGGTAAACCCTTCATGCACCCCCAAATCCTTACGGAATCCAACAAGTACAATACGTTCACGATGTTGAGGAACAAAATGTGCTCCATCAATAATCTTCGGATCAGGCACTCCGTTGGCGTCGGCGTCAGCAACCCAATAACCCAACTCATCAAGTGCAGCCATGATTACCCGGAAAGTCTTACCCTTATCGTGACTCTTCAGATTTTTAACATTCTCAAGCACGAAAGCGACCGGCCGCTTGGCAGCAATGATGCGCGCTACGTCGAAGAACAACGTACCTTGAGTGTCACACTCAAAGCCATGCTTACGCCCGAGCGAATTCTTCTTGGATACCCCGGCGATAGAGAACGGCTGGCACGGAAAGCCCGCCAGTAACACGTCATGATTGGGAATGCTCTCATTGATGTGACGGTAGGCCTCATCCTCAGGGACATCCAGTTTTCCACTCAGGGTGACTTCACGTATATCCTCATTGAACTTATGGAAGCTCTCGTCCGAATAGTGATTGGCCTTGTAGGTACGGACTGCGAACCGATTCCATTCACTCGTAAAAACGCAGCGCCCGCCCGCATGCTCGAAACCTTTGCGGATTCCACCGATGCCAGCAAACAGATCAATGAAGTCGAAATCATATACCTTGTCGAGAGGCGGAACTTCAGGAAGCAGTGAACGAAGATGGTCGAATTCTGCTTCGCTTAGCTGAAGAGGATGCTTTTCATTTAGGCAACGCTTCAACACTTCGCGTGTCCACCTGCCCGGTGAAACTTGGTTAAGATGCTCGGCTATAAACTTTAACTCGTAGCTTTCCGACGCGCTCTTGAGGAGACGTAGGTTGTCGCGCTCAGACGACGTTGTATTTAGTTCGGACATTTGACACTCGACTCCTGTCGTACGCTACCCCCATGCGTGACGGGCAGGCGAAAACTCAGCATTATACTGGATGTTAACACAGTCTCTCCAGTAGCAGCGGTATGGACGCTACCAAAACCACAGAAACCACATGGTGTAAGCGGCAACATTGGTGTTGCATGTCTCGACATGCGACTGGTTGAAGATACAGAAAGTAGCTCTGCCGACACCCGCTTGGCTCTCAGTCTTGGCCTACAACACGACCGCCGCGGGGAGCACATCGCAGCGCGCGCTTCGCCGGTCATTCGTTCCGCATACAGCATGTTAGCAGGTTTGCCACCACTGTTGATGTAACTCCGACGCACGTGACGATCCATTGATGCTCGCTCTCCTACCTGCAAGTGTGCATGCGCGAAAGAAATTGCCAAGTATGTGGAACGAATGAATTCTTCTTGATGGCGTTCAAAATGTCGCAAGATTGCTGCAGCCTGAAAAATATTTCCATTGAAGAAACTTCCCGAGCTAAAATAAGTGTAGATGTTTGGGATTCAGACCGTGATTGGTATGAGCAGCCGGATTGATAGGAACGACATGGCACTAAACTGGAATATGCTTTTTGACAACTGGGGGATGAGGGCCATCACCAGTACCAACAAGAAAAAGAGTGCCTATGTACTGAACGCTAGCCAATCTAAGACAATCGAGGCCGCGGCGCACATCGAAGCCATAAGTTCTGAGGGCGGCCAGTGAAATCGGGCTATCTTTCCGAGTATTTTCGAGGCGTTGCTGCGAAACATCTCAGTAGTGTGGAGGCTGATATCCTTGTGTCGAACCAGCACGAATTCAACGGCGTTGAGGGACTACGTACGTTGCTGGGAGAACCCACTGGGAAAGAACGGTACGACGCCACCCTGATCTATCTTGGAGAAGATGACGACTCTACCATTATAGAGGAAAGCAGCCTTACTTGGTACGACGCGCGGCAGAAAGGACGTCTTGAGCGCGGCGTAATGCGCTGGGAATACCGCCTTTACTTTCCGTCCACGCGAGTGTCTGCCGCGGCAGCAGCGGGCGATCTGCTCGTCATTGGTTTACAGCAGAACGGACGACTGCTTGTTATCATAGCTGACAATGGATCAAGCGCTGCAAACCAGATCGCTTGGTTGTTTGGAATTGAACAGGCGGCCCAACAGGGTTTCCTTGTTAAGTCAGATCTTGAGGAGGAACGTGACAGGGTTAAACTAACATCTCGCCTTGTTCTGGAGCGTATCGGGATTGAGGTCGAGTCAACGGCTCCTGACTATCTCTCGCTGCTGCTTGATCGCTTCGGTGCACGTTTCCCGTCAACCAAAGAGTTTTCCTCGTTCGCCCGGTCTACCTTAACTGACACGGACCCACTTGACGCCCCGGACGCGACGCTAATGGCTTGGATGGAACGCGAGGAAATCCTTTTCCGCACTCTTGAACGTCATATTATTGCAGATCGCCTAGCTGGTGGATTCGTCGCAGCTGATGGTAGCGTCGATGTTGAAGGTTTTCTGCAGTTCTCGCTATCAGTGCAAAACCGACGAAAGAGCCGTGTCGGACTGGCATTCGAAAATCATGTCGAGGTTCTTTTAGCAACACACGCCCTCCGTTTCTCCCGGACTGCTGTGACCGAAAATCGCTCGAAACCTGATTTCCTTTTCCCAGGCAGCGAAGAGTATCACAATACTGAATTTAAAACCGAACTGCTCACGATGTTAGCTATAAAGTCCACATGCAAGGACCGCTGGCGGCAAATACTTGCAGAGGCAGATCGCATACCGGGAAAACACCTATTAACACTTGAGACCGGAATTTCACGTCAACAAACTGATGAAATGAACGAAAAAGGCGTTCAGCTTGTCGTTCCACATCAACTTCATGAAACGTTTACTTGTGAACAGCGTAAGTGGTTGATTAATCTAAGCGAATTTATTTCGCTTGTACTGGCAAAACAGGGGAACACGGGCGTTAAATTTGACCTTCTCTCATGACGCCGTATTTACACTTTTCTAGCACATATATGCCGTGTTCTCGATAAAAAATTGAGACGCTCGCGTTTTTAATAAAATCTCAATTGACTACATTTGTAGCCAGAATTGAATAATAAAGTTGAAACTTGGCCGACATAGAAGCGACTAAACATTTCATACCCATGACTTTAGATGCCCTAATCAAAAATAAAGATTGGACCCAGCCTGTTTTCAAAATATTGGCGAATAATGATACCGGCAATGCGCCAGGGCATCAAGGAGGTATTGTTATACCAGCCGCACTTCGCTATATATTTCCGCCGCTCAATAACAGTACATCAGCGACGCGCCCAACAATCGACCAACGTGTTGACGCACAACTCTACGTCGAAAATTTGTTAGTTGCCAACGTAAATACTCGCTATCAGTATCAGACTTGGGGTGGAGCACGTAGCCCCGAATCGAGAATTACCGATCAGCTCGGCCCTTTGCGAAATCTCGCTAAAGGCGGTGACATACTACTTATCCAGAAAAGTCGTCGAGAACATTTTCTTTATCGACTTGTTCTAATTAAAACTACGTCTGAATATTTTCAGGAGATATCAACGCTTACTGCAAATCGTAGGTGGGGCGAACTATGGGCTGCGAATTTACAAGAAGAGCAAGCAGGTGTTGACGAACCTACGGAACCCAAAATATTTGACATCCCAACCGCGACTACAATAGCGGAAAATTCTGGCCTACCTCATTGGGCTGCTGTAGCGTACGTCACAAGATGCGCGCGTCGGTTCTTAGAGTGCTATACATCGGACAACGCAGAGCCAAAATCGCAGCGATCTACAGTTCTACAAGCCGTAGAGCTGGCCGAAATGATTGTTGTTCGAGGAGGCCCCGCGTCTGACTTTCACGACCAGCTAATACTCGACGGACAATATTTCGATCAGTACGATCTTATAGCTCTCAAAGATGCTTTGCAAGGTTGTGCTAATGCTGCAGAAAGTACCTATGAGGATTTAAAGGATGATCGACTTATTGAGCGTTTTGAGGCACGGAAGCTAACCGCTATTTCTCTCGCCAAATTGGCCTTCGAATACGCCACATGCGACCTCGATGTAACAATCGCCAAACCTGTCAAGGTCGCAACCGATTGGTGTTTGTGGGCTGAGTCAGAGTTAGACCCAGTTCTTATTAGCGACCTCGAAGAAATACTAAAGCAAGTACGATCGAACGAATTAGGACCAGAATCTCCTTATCCCTATCATACTTTCGGTGAACTATGGAGCAGCGGTCGCCCAGCAACGTGGCCCGCGGCGATGCTTAGCTTCCGACCACGCGCCAGAATAATAAGGACCATCGGAGATAAACTTGTTAGCGGCCCAGAGGCCGCAGTAATCGAGCTAGTAAAAAACGGTTACGATGCGGATGCCTCATACATTCGTATAAGCTTTATTCCTGACCCATCTCAAAAGAAAATTAGTCAAATCATCGTCGAAGATAATGGTCATGGCATGACTACCGCCGACATTGAACAAAAGTGGATGGAGCCAGCAACTAGCGATAAACGCGACCGAAAGCTTTCTGTTGGAGGACGACGACTGCTTGGCTCCAAGGGTATTGGTCGCTTTGCGGCGTCGCGTCTTGGACAACATTTAAAATTAGAATCGACGGCCGTAAGCATAAATACCCTTGACGATACTACATCTAGGGGGCGCGCACTAAATCTTCATACGACCCTGCTGCCTAGTATTGATTGGGAGATCTTCGAGCATACCAAGTACTTGGATGACGTGAGTTTCAAAATGGAATCACCTCAACCAAAACAGTCGACGGGTACCTGTTTAACAATTTCCAGCCTCAAAGATGAGTGGAATGAACAGAAAGTAAAAAAACTTCATGAAGAGCTGCGCAAAGTAGTTTCACCCATTCCTTCCAGTGATCAAAACCAATTTCAGATCCTCATAGATGTATCTCAGTGCACCCCAGAGAATTCAAACATTGACGGCTTAAATATATTCGACGAAGCACATGTATTATACACATCGACAAGTGATTCACCAGTTGTAGGCTATCAAGTTCGACCATACCCACTGCTAGACGCCTGCGATTATTCTGTCGAAGGAATTTTCGATGAGACTGGAACATTCGATGGCACCATTACGATACAGCGGGGGGGCTTGGAACCAGAAAAATGCAAACTTAATGTTCCGCTCCAAAATTTAAATGGAGAAACACAATGTGGCGTGGTTTTAGTACGCTTACACATCTTTGATCGGGAATCAAACGCGATCCGTAGCACTGCGACAAAAGCTGGCTTCGGAACAATCGGAATTCGCGAAGCCAGAAAAATTCTGGACAGCATCTCAGGAGTGGCAATATATCGTGAGGGATTCCGGATTCGCCCGTACGGGGATGAGGAAAATGACTGGCTCGCCTTAGACGCCAAACGTGTCCAAAATCCAACGCTGCGTATTGGTCGTAACCAAATTGCAGGTGTTGTAACTGTAGATGATGAGCATAGTTCTCAACTAATCGAAAGAAGTAGTCGTGAGGGCTTAGAGGAGAATGGTAGTTTCCTGCGACTTCGGTCGTTAATCTCCGCTTTGTTGGCTGAAGTTGTTGAGCCCAAACGCAGAAAGTTCAGAGTAAATGCAGGTTTAGAAAGTCGAGCAGAAAGCAATTTTCGTGAAGTATACGATCGCGTACAAATGGGATGGTCGAAGCTCCTTGTAGCCAAAATGCCGGAAGAAGACAGAGCTGCAGCAGAAGAGCTTATTTCCAAAGAATCCGAAAGACTTAAACAATACGTTAAAAGGCTTGAGGATCGTCAAGCGCAACTCGAGGCGCGAGTTACACTCGGCCTCATAGTAGGCGAAGTTATGCATCAAGGAAATACTCCTCTTTCCTTCTTGGAAACTGAAACGAGCCGTTTAAAAAAATGGTGGCCAATGTTATTAGACGGGTCTACCAAGGCTCAGGCGCGCCAAGCGGAAATTCCTAGATTGCTTAACGGGATGGACGCTAGCGGACAAAAGCTCCGGATTCTTTTCAATGCGCTTAATCCTCTTTCTGGAGCTAGACGTGGCGCCCCCAAAATCTATGATGTTCTCAAAGTAATTGAGCACACGGTCTACCTTTTCAAAAGTCGCATCGAAAAATTAGGTATCGAGATCAAATACAATTATTGCACGCAACAATCGTCAGCCTTCGGTTATGAAGATGACTTGGCGACGGCGGTAACAAATATCGTCGACAATGCAATTTATTGGCTGGACCACCATAACATTTCATATCCAGAGATACAATTTACGCTGGACGTTATGGAAAAAAAATGCAAAATTCGAATTTCAGATAACGGAGTTGGCATTCCAGAAGAGTTTTCCGACCAACTATTTGATATTGGCTTTACGCTGAAGCCAGATGGGACCGGGCTAGGGCTAAGCATAGCCAGAGAAGCCGTTTTCAGAAGTAACGGCGAACTCGATCTTATTAGCACATCTTTGGGCACGGCATTCGAAATCACGTTACCTAATTCACAAATCAATATCGAGAATGGAAATTAAATAAAATGAAAGAATGTTTAATACTCATTGTTGAAGACGATAACCATGCAATAGATTCGTGGAAGCGCGACATCACAGACTACAACGACGAGCAGGAGCAAGGAGAAATGCAATTTTCTCCGCTATTTGCATGCACCCTAGAAGAGGCAGTAAAAAGTCTAGATAGGACTCGAGTAAATTGTGCAGTTATTGACATTCGAATACCTCGAGGCGCGAACGATACCAATTCACTCGCAGATACACACGGCAACAATGTGTTAGAAAAATTATTGATTGAATCCGGCATTCCAGCAGTAGTGTACAGCGCCTACTCCGCGGAAGTTAGTGATATCGTACGGTCCTCGAATATAACCATTCATTCGAAAACAGGCGGCGGAGCAGAAAAAATACTACGACTTTTAGCTAGTCAAAAACCCTTGATGTCAGCAATGGAGTCGACAAGAAAAAAAATGGCAATTGAAAGCGCAAGAATTTTCAATGGCTCGATCTGGAAACGATGGCAGAACACTTGGAAAAGCGTCGACGATAAGGAAATGATTGCATCTATGATTACGCGACAGATTGCTTCTCATGTCGCCGATCAGCTTGGTCTGCCTCCTGCAAGTCATCATCCAGATGAATTTTACATCATCCCGCCTTTATTTTCGGAGCGCTTAGACACCGGCGATTTGTTACGGCGCGAAGGCATAGTTTACGCGGTAGTTACTCCACGATGCAATTTGGCAAATGGCATTACTCCAAATTATCTCACCCTTGCTCAATGCAATTTGATGGAAAATGAGTGGAATGAATTAAAAGAAAAATTTTTCAGTGGAAAGAAAGGAGAAATTAGTGCAGCTACGCGACTGCGCAACTACGCTATCCAAAACCACTCCCTTAGTACTCACTTCATTCCGCCTTGCGACGATGACGGGCCATGGCTTGTAGACTTTCGCGAAACAATAGCTGTGCCAAGCAATGAGTCTAATAGCCTTATCGCAGGACGTTTCGCGTCGATTTCGTCACAATTCGTTCCAAATCTTGTTCAAAGGTATGCAGCCTACCTAGGTCGAATTGGACAACCTGATATTGATTGCGACGTATTGCGTAAACAGGTTTGCCAATCTTAATTAGCTATAGTCGTCAACTTTCCAACTCCGCCCGTGCAACCCCGGCGTCGGTATTTGCGCCGGGAGATTACTAGGTTGACGCCGCGATTTTAGCCTGCGTTGACGATTTTAAGCGGCTTGATCGATTACGTGTCGTCATGACGAGGTCCTTTTCACAACTAGACTTAATTGATGAGAAGTTTACGCGCCGGCTGACGGATGCCGCCCCAGATGTAGAGGCCAACTGTAGTTACCTCGGTCAGCTAATTTCGAACACGATGATAAGTTCTTTGCCGCAAACGCACATAAACGCTGACTGTACGGCTCGCTAAAGCCGTTACAGAGACATGTCATATGTGACAAAAAAATAGGCCACCCGAGGGTGGCCTATTTTTTGTTTTCCTGGCGGAGAGAGGGGGATTCGAACCCCCGATAGGCTATGAATCTATCCATGCAAGGTAAATTTTCCGTATAAAAACAATTACTTACGGAACTTCCCGTGTACTACATTACCGCCCCGGATGCTGCGCTAAGCCGTTGTTTTAATTCGGGTTGCATCACCTGAATAGTACCAGAATCGGCCGACGTCGCGTAGCGTTGCGGCTGCGCCGGACGGACCGCGTCGAAAGGCATCGGCAGGAACAGCGCCTCTTCACGCACCGGCCCCTGCCGCTTCACGAACCCGACGTTGAGCCCGCCAAAAGCCGGCCGCAGGCTGAGCCGCAACGGCGCCGGCGACGGCTCCTGCGCGGCGGCGAGCGGCCGCGTCATGAAGAACAGCGTCTCGCCAGCCTGAGCGGCCAGATGGAGCCGGCGCATATGCTCCGGCCGCGCTGTCCGCTGGCGTCCGCCGTTACCGATCTGATCTGGCCAGAACAGCAGGGCGCCACAGCTCGCGCTCCGCAGCACCTGCTCGGCGGCCCACAGCGCGTCTGCGGTGCGCTCGGCGCGCAGCCAGATCACGGACGACGGCGACAGTCCCAGCGCCGCCAGGGCCAGCGCTTGCGGCGGGTGCGGCGGCTGCAGCAGCACGACGCGGCGGTCCGCTACCTGGCGCAGCGCCGGCGCGAGCATGCGCATTTCTCCGATCCCGGCCTGTTGCACGTGCAGGTCTACCAGCGTTCCCATCGGCCAGCCGCCGCCCGGCAGCTGCGCGGACAACGTCGCGTGCCCGGTGTCAACGCAGCGCGTGGTCGCGTGGGCGAGCTGGTCGGCACGCCAGAGCGAAGGGTGAAGCGACTCGAGCAACGAGATGGCGGCGGACTGGAGCATGGTTGCCTCTTTGAAATACTGTATTTTTATACAGTATATCTCCGACAATTGATCTGCCTCAAACAGTGTGTCGCGTACGGTGCGAGGATTGTGAAATGGACCGACGACACGACCGGCGCACACAGTGCTATATCGACGCCGTAATACACGGCTTACCCCGAACGGGGCAGCAGCAGGCCGCGCACGCGCTGCGCGAACTGGGCGTGCCAATTCGCACGGCGCTTCGCGTGCTCACCCAGCCGGAGGAACGCCGCGGGGCCACGCCTCGATCAAGGTCCGCTTTTCGGAATTGAGGCGTTCAGCCTCTCCTGCCATTTCTGTGCGTCGTCCTTGGCACTCTGCAAGAAGCTGCCCGTAGGTGCTGGTGAGCGCACGTAGGGCATCGGCGGAATAGTCGGGCACTGCCCGGTCGACCCGGGCGATGGTGTCGCGCAGGCCGCCAGCAGCAGCGGCAGCGCTGGCAGCCAAATTGCGTATCGTCTCGTCACGTTTTGCTCCATCATTTGTGGCCGCCAGCAGGCGCGCCTGCCAGTCCGCTGTCTGCGCGGCCGCGGCCGCCTTGTCGATCGCGATCTGCTTGTCCCACCGGGCCTGCACCTCCTGCCGGCCGACGTCGCGCTCGTGTTCCAGGAAATCGTGCACGCTCACCGTGGCGCCGGCGGCCAGGCCGCCGATCACCACGATTTCGAACAGCAGCTTGTACCGGGCCAGCGCCGCGCCGATCACGATGCCCCTTTCAGGCACAGGTCGCGCTCGGCCGCGCGGCGCTTCGTCAGCCCCGGCAGCGGCACCAGCACGCCGGCGACGCGCGCCTTGTCCCAGCGCGGCAGCTGGTTGCACGCGGCCTGCAGCAGCGGCACGCCGCTGTCCGTGCGGTACACGGCGCCCGTCGAGTATTCGCGCAGGTAGCGCGCGGCCGTCGACGCTTTCGTGTCGCACGCGATCGTCGGCCCCATGTTGAACACGGCATCGCCGAACGCGGCCAACACCTCGGGCGGCAGGCCCGGCACACATCGGTCGACCGTCTTCACTGCCGCGCGCATGTCGCTGGTCATCCAGCGATCGCACTGGTCGAGCGGATAGAACACGTTCGCCTGCACGTCCGGCCCGGTATGCCCGCGGCAAGCAGTCAAGATGCCGCCCGGATCGCGGTACGCAATCTGGCGCAGGCCCTCGGCCGGCACCGCCAGCGCCGTCGCCAGCACGGCCGCCAGCGCCAGGCGGCTGGGCTTCTTCGTTGCGTCAGCCATGCGCTACCTCCTTCGCCTGCGCGGCCGCGTGCGCGCGCTGCATCGAGCGGATCATGTTGAACGCCACGACGGCGACGCCGACCGCCTTGTACACGTTCGGCGGCAGGTACGGCGCGAAGCTGGGCAGGTAGTCGTTGACGCCGCGGACAATCTCGTCGGCGAACGGTAACGCGATGAGCAGTGCCGCGTTGAACCGAACGCCGGCCGAGCGCAGCCAGGCTTTGATGCTGGGCGTCATGGCTTCACTCCCAGCTTGGCCAGCGTGGCCGCGCTTTCGCGCTCCTCGCGCTGATCGCGGCGCCGCATGTAGAACGCGTTGAGGAAGAAGGTCGCCAGCGCGGTGACGATGCCGACGACGATGCCCCACTGCGTGAGGGTGAGCGATGCGACGATCGCGACAACGGCGCCGGCGTAGCTGCCGGCTTCGGGTGCACTTACTTGAGTCATGGTTGCCTTATGCGATAGGCGAAAAAAAACCCGCGACTGCGGGTTCGTTGAGAAAGGTCAGGGCCGCGTGCAGCGTCCCGGGGTCGAACCGCTCGGGATCAGGAATGCCGAGCGCGGCCGCGACGGCCTCGGAGCAGAACCATTTGCGCTTATCATCGCCGACGGCCGACAGCACGAAGTGCACGTTCCCCAGTAGGTCGTACGCCGCGCCTTCGTGCTTGTCGAACCACGCCAGCGCCGGCAGCGCCAGCGCGTCCGGCAGGTCGACGAAATCCCAGAGCGCCGGGTCGAACTTGAACCAGCTGAACCGCACTCCCCCGTCCATGTACGACGAGGAGGCCGCCTGACTGTTGGCATCCGGCCCGCCGTCGAAGAAGATCAGCTCGACGTGCGAATAAGGGCTGCGCGTCCACCAGCGCACCAGGCGGTTGTAGATGCCGGCCATGCCGGGGTGCGTGCCCTTGTAGAACGCTGCTTTGAACTTCGCCATCACGTCTCCTCGATTTCGATGGTGGTTGAATAGGTGGTCGCGTACTCGATCGCGATGTCGGAATCCTTGCTGCGCCGGCCGTAGACCATGTAGTCGCGCTCCAGCGCCAGGTCCGCGACCTCGGGGTACACGCTGACGAAAATCGGGTAGGCGCGGCTGCCGCGCAGGATGCGCACGCACGTCGCGCGGTCGGCGGCCGGCATCAGGCCGACGTCAATCGGCACGCGGCGGTAGATGTAGCCGGCGTTTGCACCCTGATCGCCGGCGTCCGTCCTGTACAGCTCGGTCGTGTCGACGACCGTCATCGTCGCGTTCGACGCGTTGTACGCCGGCGACCAGTACGGCCCGGCCACCAGGCGCGCGGCCTCGACGTAGCCCTGCAGGTTGCCGGCGTCGACGATGTCCACAGCCAGGCCGTACGCCTGCAGCGCCGCCGGCAGCCATGCGCGCGCGCACGCGCCGCCGCCGAAGGCGTACGCGCTGGCCGCCTGCGCCGCGCTCCAGCCGCGCGGCCGGAGCGCCGGCGCCGGACACGCCAGTTGCGCGCCGCTGTCGTAGGCGTACGGCTGCCAGGTGTCAATGTAGCCGAGCGGCCGCGTGCCCGGGTAGTACGAGGTGACGCCACCGGCCTCCAACTGCGCGAACGCGACATCGACTGCGTCGCCCGACGTCGCGATCAGGACGTCGACCAGGGCGCTTGTCCCGGTAGCGCCGCCGTCGTTGGCGTAGCGCGTCCATGTGGTTGACAGCCCGGTCAGCGGAATCCACGCCGTGTTCGCCGAGTTCCGGATGGACACGGTACCCGAGCCGGCGCGGCGCCGCACGAAGATCGACGAGGCGTTCGCGCCGGCCGCGACCGTGCGCGTCTGCTTGATCTCGCCGTTCGCCGCCGTGGCGGTCAGCGTCGTGCCGCTGTTCGCGCCATCGGGCCCGGCGACGCCGGCCGTCACGGACAGGTTCGTCTTCGTCCATGCCGCGTTCGTGAAGTCGTTCGGCGCCGTCAGTACGTTGGTCGCCGGCAGCTCGTTCGTCACGCGCACACGCATCGTGGCCGTTGGCGACAGGTTGCAAAACGGGAGCGCGACGGCCTGGATGGTCTCCGCCGCCGGCCAGGCCGCGTAGATCGACGCTGCCGGCCCGGTCGCGCGCCACACGTCGGACTTCCGATCCGTCAGCAGGTTGGCGACGACGAGTGCGCCGGCCGTGCTGCTGGCGGTCACGGTCGCGCGATCGGCCGCGTTGTCGTAGACGATGCGCATGTTGCTCATGCAGTTCCTTTCATCAGGTTGGACAGGTCGGCGGCAAACTGCGCGGCGCGCGCGGCGACGTCGTCGTTGCCGGCCGCATGCCGCACATCCTCCTTCGCGCACAGGCGCAGCTCGCGGATGGCGTCGAGCACGCCGTACCAGCGGTCGGCCGTGACGATGATGTCGTCGGCAGCCTGGCGCGCTGTCCAGCCGTCGCGGCGCTTCGCCTTGGCCCAGCTGGCGACGCACGACGGGACATCCTTGTCCGGATAGCCAGCGGCCTTGAACGCACGCGCCTGCGTCTCCGCGCGCTGGTATTCCGTCGTGTTCGTCTGGCGCGCGATCACCTCCATGCGCGCCACGTCGGCCGCGGTGTCGATCGCGGCCACGGCGTCGACGACCGCGTCGACCAGCGGCTGCACGTCACGCCACACGATCTGACCGTCAATGAGGTAGGCCATCTCGGTATCGCGCCGCCCGTCGCGCGTGAACGGCTCGGGCGGGTCGACAAGGACCGTGCCGTACGGGGCATCGTGCTGCGGGACGACTGGCCCGTCGTCGGGATCGTCCTGCCACATGCACCCAGCGATTAGGTTGTCCGATTCGCGGACGGTCAAAAAGCATTTATTCATCAGACCTCTGCTCCAGAACCGAATTGAATGGAAATGCGCACGCTTGCCCGCGCCGTGGCGCCGGTGGCGATGTCCGTGACGGTGACGGATGCGCTGGCGTAGTACCAGCCCGCGGAGCACTGCGCTGTAATGGAAAGCGACGGGTTGGACAACAGCCCCGTGGCGTTGATGGCGTTGCTGCCGCCGCCCGTGTCGGAGTTGAACACCCACTGGTAGCTGTACCCGCTGGCGCCCGAGCCACCGGACAGGCTCACGCCAATGCCAGTCGTGACGCGCACGTTCGGCGTCTGGTTCGTGATCCGGACAGTCGCGATGGACGCCGAGAACGAGGTCGTCGTTTTCGGGTTGACCAGGATCGGCTGGGTCAGAGTGAGCTGGCCGTCCGCCAGTACAAGTCCCGGTGCCGAAATGTAGCCGTCGTACGTCACCTGAAACCACTTGTTAGCATTCTGGTTACCCAGCAGGATGCCTGTGGGTCCGAAGTAGCCACCCATCAGCCAGTTGCCGTTGGCGTCCTTCCCCGGCCATCCCCAGCCGGTGTATCCACCTGTACACAAGGCTCCACCGGACAAGGTCATGCCGCCGATCGTACCGGCTTGGGCGTATACGACCCCCTTGAACGCTGCCGAGCCATCCGAACCACTGAGATACAGCGTGTTCTCCCCGCTCGTGTTGTACGCGACGATCCCTCGGGAGGTCATGGCGACACCATAACCTTCCGTGTAGTTACCCGCACCATCCCATGTGATCGAGCCGACTGCCAAGCCGCCACCACCTGACAGAACGTTGCGCGAACCTGCACTGAGCTTCGAAGCGATAGCGCTGTTGATACCAGGCAAGGCGTTGTAGGCGGAGTCCCCATTGAGCGCACGAGAAGCCAGCAATCCAGCTTCCGTGCCTCCAACAGAAGTGCCTGCTGGAGCACCTACGGTGGCGTTGTCAGCCGGCTTGCCCAGGCCTGTCGTACCAGCCCACGTAGACGTGGTGGCCGCAGCAGCGTCCATTGCGTTCTGCAACGTGGCTTTGGCCAGGTAGTAATCCGAGAAGCGTGTGTTGAACGTCGTGCCGACGATGGTCGTGTCGACGGTGTTGTCGGTGAAACCAGCGCCGAGCGATACAAGGTAGGATTCCAGCGCGTCGTACTTCGCGCGATATGCGCTGCTGTCGACGCCGAGATTGCCGGCCTGCGTCTGCAGCAGACTGCGCTCGTTGTAGATGACGCCCCACGCCTGCAGCGCAGCCGGCTTCTCGCCCTTGGACAACACGTTGTCACTGCTCATGGCCGTGATTGCAGCAGCAGCCGCATTGGCGGTATTCACCACTTCCGTGACGCTTGGGCAGTAGGCCGTGAGCACATCGCCCTCGGCTACCATGACATCGTCAAAGTACACATTGCCGGCGCCTGCTCCGGTCGCCACGCTGATGAACAGCGCACCATTTACTTCGGCGCTGCTTCCCCACACGATCTTAAAAGCGTAGCGCTGCCAGGAAGTGGACAGGTTGGGATTGGCGAGCACCACTGTCGAAGTGGGATTCGTGTTCCACTGCAGTGCCATGCCCGATACACTCGACAGGTTTGTCGTCTTGGCATAGAAGCTGACGATGTACGTGGTGTTGGGGAGCCACTGAGGCACAGCGCTAGAGCGCAGGATGCCTTTCTGCGACGTGTGGCTGTTGGACCAGGTGATTGCAAGCGACTTGCCGCCCGTACGTCCCGCCTCAATGCTGGATACTGCCGGCTCACCCGATGCATTGTTGTTGTAGATGCCCCAGCCATCGGCCATGTTACTGGTCGATGTGATTTCGAACGAGCTGTTCGGGCACAGGTTGTCGCCGCCAACGGTGCCGCCAAAGTAGGCAGCCTGCAGGGGCTGACCGATGCCAACGATGGGATTGCCCTGCAGGTCCCGCACCACGATGCCGCGGGTATCGACTGCGGACGCCTGAATCGAACCCGTCACGAACAGGCTGCCGTCGTAGACGCCACCCAGCGGTGCCCAGGTCGCCCCGTCGTATTTCTTGGTCAGCGTGTACGTGGTGCCATTCGAGATACAGACGACGTCCCCGACGACCGGGACGCCTCCCGGGCATGCTGCTGCAGCCACACTGTCCGACCATGCGTTGCCCTTCGGATAGTACATGCCCGCACCGCGAACCCCATTTTGACCAGGCTGGCCAGGCTGACCGCTCTGCCCGTCCGATACCACGCCGACGACGCACGATCCTTGCACGGGCGCGCCCGCGTTCGCTGCGGTAACCGTGACAATCGCCAGCGCCGACGTCAGGTCGGCGAAGGCGATGTCGGCCGTCGTCGCGGTGATGTTGGTCAACTTGGTGGCGCCCTGCACCGCGAACGTGAACGGGCCATCGCACAAGATCGTCGCCACCGAGATCCGGACGTAATCCGGGCCGTGGGATCCGTCCGCGCGCAAATAAAAGTTGTAGCTCGACGGCGTCGGAACGACGGCCACCCCGGCGGTGGTCAGCTTCCTGACGCTGGCCGCCTGCAGCAGCACGTCGCGATCATTGACAATTGCCGCCATCAGACGGTTACCTCCAGGGTTGAACGAAGGGTGGCCCAGTCGACCGTGCGCGAGGTCACGATGCCGACCTTGCCTGCGGCCAGGCCGAAGCGGTTACTGAAAAGCTTCACCGCCTGGCCCAGCTCGACGAGCAGCTGGTCCGGCGTCGTTTCGAATCGGTAGGTCGTGCGCGGCACCTTGACGATGTCGCGCCGGCGATCTGCTTCGGCCTGCGCATCGGTCTTGCGCAGCAGGCAGGTCTCGACCAAGTCGGGCTCGGCGTCACGTTTGTATGTAGCCTGGACTACGGCGTCCACCGACGTCACCGACAGCCACGGCTGTCCGTACATGGCCTTGTGCGCCGGAGGCAGCGACGACTGCAGGTTGTCCTGCTCGGTCCAGTTACGGCAGTAGCCAATTTTCACCGCGGCCGGGACTTCCGTACGGTTGACGATTTTGATCCGTCCGTCTCCCTCGCCCGACTGCTGCGATGGTCGGATCTCTGTCGTTGCCGACGTGGGGATCGCGAACTGGATCAGGCGCAGCTTGCCAGTCATCGACATCACCAGCTGGGCACCGATACTGCTGGCCAGCTGCTGGCACGCCGCGAGCACGTTCGTCCGCTCGGTCAGGTACAGCCCGACCGGCTGCGGGTTCGCCGCGTCGAATGCGGCCAGTTGGGCGGCATCGAGATCCGCGGCCGCAAACCGGGTCGTCGCCTTCCCGTACTGCGTGACCAGGCACTGCACCAGCTGGCTGATCGTGTTCGCGTACGCGCCGTTGTAACGCACTCCCTGCGCGCTACACGTGACCTGGCCGGCGCCCACGGCCGCGTTGAATGTGAATCGGCCGGCGGGGAGATTTGCCGTGACGTCACGCGGGACGCCGTCCAGCCGGACCTCGATCAGCCGCTCGTTGCCGCCGAACGCGTACTCATTCGTGTTCGGGTTCGTCTGCGGGGGAGCGATGTTGTGGCACTCCCCCAGCAGCACCGGCACCAGCGTGTCCGGATTGGTCGCGCTGCCGCCGATCTTCACGTCCGTGACCGGCGTGTTTAGGCGCTCCAGCTTGTTCGTCAGGCGCAGGTTGAGCCGGTCGCGCGACTTGCAGTCGATGTCGATGACCGTGCCGGCGAAGACCTGGCGGAAGTCCGCCCTGCCCCACCGCGCGTCACCGACGAAGACGCTCACCGGCTGGTTGGCCCACACGTCATCGAGCCACGCGTCCAGCGAACCGTCCGCGTTGTAGAGCTCGATGTCGCCGGCGGACAGGCTGGCCTCCGTCGTCATCGAGATCGACTCCGTCACCTGCAGGCCCCCGGCCACGACAGCCAGATACGGTGTCGCGGCCGAGCCAATAAACGCGTCGGTCGAAAGGTAACGGGTGACGTCGACGCCCGCGCTTTTGGCGCCGACTTCGAACAGCGTCACCCGCTGCGCGCTGGAGTCACCCAGCCACGCAGCAAATTGCGCATCAGTTATCAAACGATTTTCCTCACTGCAGCTTTAAGTTTCCATTCGATGTCGGTGTCGGCCTGGCTTTTCCCGGCCACGACTTTGTCCGCCGCATTGTCGGCACTCGTCGCAACCGTTTTGAGCACATCGCCGGTCTGCTTCTGCTGATCAGCGCGCAGGCCTTTCAGTTCAGCAGCCATCGCCTCGTTCGACACGCGCAGGGCCTTGATCTCGGTCACGAGCGAGGTCGTGTTGTCAGCTCCGAGCGCCGAGTAGTTGATCGGGGCCGAGGCCGAGACACTGCTCGTCGCAACCTGTGCACTGGTCGCCGCCGGCAGCTGCCCGCCTTGAGCAATCACCTTGAGCGTCGCGCTGATATCCGTGAGGGTCGCGGACGAACTGGTCAGCGCGTTCAGGCTGGCCTGGGCGACGTCGACCTGCTGCGCCGCCCACTTGGCCAAGTCGTCATTAGCGTGCATGACGGCGGCCAGGTCGGACGAGTACTGTGCATCGCCACCGTTCAGCTTCTGCGACAGCTGCAGGAAGGTCTGCTCGATCGACTGCAGGCTGCCCTGCGCCGTCGCGTCGCCGGCGGCCGCCTTCTGGCGCGTCTCTTCGAACTGCCGGCGCGCCTCCGCGTACTGCTGCTCGGGCGTGAGCGTCGTCAGGCTGCCCAGCGCCAGACTGTTGTTCAGCCCGGCCGTGGTGGCCGCGAACGACTTCATCTGCGTAAGGAAGTTGCCCAAGCTGGTCTTGGCCGCATCCTGCGCGTCCTTGACCTTCTGGGCCGCCTGCACCTGATCGAACAGCGCCTTGTTGCTGTCGTCCAGGGCGTCGCGCTGCTTGGCCAGCAGCTGGGCCGACGTCATCATCAGCTGGTCCAGCTGCGACTGCAGATCCTTGCGCTCGTCCGCGATGTCCTGCGCCGACTTGGTCGTGTCGACGATGGCCTCGTGCGTCGCCGCAAAGGCCGCCTCCAGGTTCATCAGGGCCGCGTACGTCTGCTGCCCTGCCGTGGTGGTCAGGTCGAGCCCGGCTACCACGCCGGCGAACTGCTGACGGGTCGTGACCCAGCCCAGGCCCATCTGCGCCAGGGAATCGGTCACGTACTTTTGCACCGGCGCCAGCTGCTGCGCCGTGGTCAGGAAGTTCTTGCCGTAGTCGGCCGTCTTCGACTGGAAATCGTCGATGCCGCCCAGCAGGCTGATCAGGCTTTCGCGCGCCGCGATCGACTGCACGCCGACCGAGCCGAACGTCTTACCGATCGATTGCAGCGACGCGTCGACCTTGGCGTAGTCCGACGCCACGCGCACCAGCGTTTCCAGGTAGCCCTCGCCGACCTGCTGGAACTGCTGCAGGCCCGCGACGCCGAACGACGCCATCTGGTCGCCCAGCTTGGAAAAGACCGCCTCCAAGGCCTTCTGCAGGTCGTCGCCTTTCAGGTCCTTCAAGCTGACCTTGCCGATGTCGACGACGAAGGTGTTCAGCTTGGCCGAGAAGGCGTCGCCGTTCATCCCCAGCAGCACGCCGGCCTGCTTCACCGCGTCCGCCATCGACGTGATGATCGTCGCGAACTGGCGATTGGCCTCGGCGCCCACGCTGGACGTCTTGGTGTCGTGCTTGTCGCCACGGAACCAGCCGCCGTCCGTCTTGACGTCCGCGAAGGTCTTAGCGTTCAGGCCGCCGGACATGATCGCCGCGAGCGACGTCTTGTCCATGGTGAGACCCGAATCCTCGACCGACTGTTTCCCGCCGAAGATGCCGTTGCTGATCTTGCCCACCAGGTTGCTGATGGCCGGGATCTTGCTCGCCAGCGCGCCGACGACCATCCCGACCGGGCCCAGCAGGTCGCCGACCAGCGTGACGGACGCGCCCAACGCATAGCCGCCGGCGGCCATGGCCACGGTGTTGAGGCCGCTACCGAGTCCGCCGGCACTGAGCGCGCCCACGTTCGGGTTCGTCACGTCGGTGGTCTGCAGCAGCTGCGCCGCGAAGTTCTTGATGTTCGCCTGGATCGTCTGCAGCGCCGTGTTCATCGACGCCAGGTAGTTGATCTGGGTCGAGCTGTTCGCCGCCGTCAGCTTGACCGCGTTGGCGATCGAATCCGACTTCGCGCTGCCGTCGCCCAGGACCGTGCCGGTACCCTGCGACGCCTGCCGCTGTTGCGACACGCTCGGGCCGCTGCCGCCAGCGCCACCGATCGCCACACCCAGCCCGGCAACCAGCGCGGCCATTGCGGCCATGCGGCCGAATGCCGTGTACGGGTCGCCCTGCCCCTGGCTCAGTACCGCGCTGATCGCCTTGGGCACCAGCTCGGCCGTCGTCATCGCCAGTTCGGCCGCATGAAAGACCTGCGACACGGTGGTCAATGCCTGATAGCCGCGGCTGTGCTCGCCGAAGAAGCTGGCAGCGGCCGCCGCCATATCGCCGTAGCCCGCCAGCTGCTCGCGGGTGCCTTTCCGATTGACCTTCTCAAGATCCTCCAGCCCTTTTGCACGCTGCTCATCGTTTCCTTTAAGCAGCACCTGGGCATCAGCGCGCGCTTTGTCATTCGCCGCCTGCTTCGCTCCATACCTCTCCATGGCGTTGGTCAGGTCGATCATCGACTTTGCAGCGGAGCCCAGCGAGCCCTTCAGCGCGCCGCCGAATTTCTCAGCCTTGGTCGGGTCGAGATACTTGTCGAGGTCTGCCGATGCTTTCGCTGCAGCTTCTGCGTCGGCGCCGACGGCGAACAGCCCGGCCAGCGTGCGGCGCTTGTCGATCTCCGAATCGAGGTTGTTCAGCCGGATCCGGATCACCGCCTCGGACTTCTCGTCGAGGCCCCACTTTGCCAGGCCGTCACGCAGGTAATCGGCGTCGCTCTGCATCTGCTTTGCGGCCGCGTCGACCTGCGCCTGCTTGGCCAGTTCGATCTGCTCCTTCGTCTTGCCGATCTCGGCGTTGTGTTCGCGCTGCTTCGCGATCTGGTCGTCCAGCCCCTTGATGTTCGTGGCGCCGGCATTCAGCGTTGCCTTGACGATGTCGTCGTACAAAGCCTTTTCACGCAAACGCGCCTCTTCGTCATCCGTGTCCTGGGCAAAGCCGGCCGCCGTGCGGGCCTTCGCTTGCTTGGCAATGATGTCGTTGATTGCCTTCTCGTTCTTGGCGGTCTCCGCCTGGGTCGAGTTGTGATGTGAACGGAGAGCCGTAAGCTCATCTTCGTACATCTGATCTTCGATGCGCGCGAGCACTGTGATGTTCTCGCGGCGTGCGCCATAGTACGCAGCATCTGAAATCTCGCCAGCCTTATGGCGCATATCGTCCAGCTTCATCTGCTGTTCGGTCAGCGCCTTTTCTTCTCCGGCCGCGTCGCGAATCCGCTGCAGGTGATCCTGCATGCGCGTGTTGTCGGCCTGATCAACCTTGGCCTTCGGTTCTCGCCCCTCGCTGTCGCGATAGGTCGGCGTGCCTTGATAGACCTCCTTGGCCAGCTTGGCCTGCGCAGCCTGCTGCACCTCGACGCTCTTGTTCGCGTTGGCGATCAGCAGCGCGGTCGCGCGCGCCGTATAGTCTTGATCGACCTTGAGGCGCTCGGCCGCATCGGCCTTTTGCTTGGCCTGGCGCGCGGCCATGCGCTCGTCTGCGGCACGTTGGAAGCGGTCAAAGTTCCCGCTCAGCGCGGCCTGCTGCGCGACATAGTCCGCATTCTCCTGGGCCAGCGCGGCCTGGCGCACCGATTCGATCCTGCGGATTTTCTCGACCGCGCCCTTCTCGGCCATGCCGTTGCCGTAATCGCTGACGGCTTTCGATTGGGCATCCGCATCGGCGTTGATGGCCTTGCGCGCGTCCAGGTGACGCGCGAACGCGTCCATTTTCTGGAACGACGTGTACGCATTGCCGACGGTGTTGGCAATGGTCACGAACAGGCTGGTCAGCTCCCGGCCCCACTCCACCAGCTGGCCGTTCCTGGCCAGGTCGCTGACAGCGCCATTCGCGTCTCGCAGCCCATCGGTCAGGGCCATCACACCGATCGTCAGCGTCTCGTTGAAGACCTGGCCGAAGGTCGTTTTCAGATCCTCGGTGTAGCGCTGCATCGACGTGATCTGCTTGCTGGCCGTGTCCATCGCGGCCTCGTAGGTGCCGGCAATGTCTTTGCCGCGTTCCAGCACGGCATTCAGGCGCGCCTGCACACGTTCGTTCTCGGTCAGCTCGGTCGTGCTCTTGCCAAGCGTGGCCGCCATCTGCTGATAGGCCGCCTGCAGGTTGACGTTGATGCCGATGTTGCGCAGGATCAGGACGTTGCCGCGGGCGACGCCGTTCACCAGCCGGTCGAACGCCTCGGACGAATTGATGTTGCCGATCACCGCGGCGTCCTGCGCGATGCGCGCCAGCGCGGTGGCGTTGGACAGGTCGATGTGCGCCTGCACCAGTTTGATGACAGAATTGCGCGATTCGGTCAGGGTGATGCCCTGCTTCGCCACGCTCTCGGCCGCCGCTTCCATCTGGATTTTCGTGTAGCCGGCCGTCCGGCCGACCACGCCCATGACGACATCGAGGGTCTCGTAGCGCGCCGCGAGCATCGCGGCCTCCTTCACGTACTCGCCGATCTTGAGCGCCGCGTAGGCGGCCGCCAGCACGCCGAACGCCTGGCCGATCATCATCGTGGCCGTGCGCTCCTCTTCCTTCGCCTTGGTGGCGGCCTTAATGGCATCCTCGTGCGCCTTCACCTTGGCGATCGCATCCTTGGTCTGCTCGGTCACGCCCGCCTGCGCTGCCTGATACGCCATCAGCTGCGAACGGCTCATGCCGATCGTGGCCGCCTGATCGCGGAACCGGTCGATGAGCGTGGTCTGCGTCTGCGTGAGCTGGCTCGTCGCCATGCCGAGCGCGTTGGCCTGCGCGGCCGCGCGCGCCATCAGCGCTTGGGTCTTCGCAATCTCGTCTTCCAGCCCCTGGAATGCCTTGATCGCGGCCGGGTCGACGCTGTTGCCCATTTCCTTGCGCAAGACCGCCATGTCGGACTGGAGCGAGCGCAGCTTGGCGCCGAGCGGGTCGTACTGCGCCAGGATCCTCTGCGCGTCGTTGGACATCGCAACGGTACCTTCCTGCATCGACTTCATGGACGCGGCGACGCCCTGCATGTTTAGGGCCTGCAGGCGCTGCGTCTCGGCCAGGGTGCGCCCGGTGCTCGCGGCGGCCGCCTGCGCGCTGGTGACGCCCTGCGTAGCGGCAGCGACGTCGTTCAGTGCCGAGACTTCCGCCATCGACGCCGCCACCATGTCGCGGATGCGCTGCGTGGCTTGCGCCTCGGACGCGGCCAGTTGGTCGGTGAATCCAGCCTGAGCTGCCTTCATCTGGTTCAGGCGCCCCATCAGCGATTCGACCTCGCCGCCGACGCCGTTCAGGTTGGCCTTGTACTGCGTCAGCTGCTCGCTCGTCATGCCGAAGGTGGCAATTTCTTCCTTCAGTTGGCGGACCATGCGCGCGCCGGCGTCGGTCGCACGATCGGACGATTCCGTGACACCGGTCATGGAATTGATCATGGTCTTGGCGCCGGTATCGACGACGCGCGCGCCCTCGGCCATGTCCGATTTCAACTGCGCGGTATCGGCGGCCATGTTGATGACCAGGCCGCCGACGGTAACTGCACCTGATGGCATATCGACTCCTTCAAAAAATCAGCGGTGCATCACTTCCAGCGCGGCCGCTTCCATCACCTTCACGCCCCTGAATACCTCGGGACGCCTCTCCGGCGGCACCTCCAGCCCCTCGTAGACGACAGGCAGCGCGCACAGGTTGAGCCCCACGCGCTGCGGCTCCATGCCGCCCGTCCAGAGCCATTGCGTGCACATGGCCAGGAATACCTGCAGGACGGTCCAGTTCTCCTCCCACACTTCGAACTGGACCGGCCCCTCGTCGACGCCGATCCAGGCCGCGGCCTCCTCGGACGCCAGGCCCCACAGCTCCATGTCGTCGAGGGCGGCCTTGCCGTCGTCCTTGCCGCCGCGCGCCCAGAACGCGGCGGCGTCGCTCAGTTTTTTGCGCGGGCGCCCGTCACGATCTCGGCCATTGCCGTGTTGATCGCGCGCAGGATGCTCACGCCGTGCACGCCGCGCACTGCCGTCAGCAGCGTGTCGCGGTTGAATTCGATCGGGGTCTTGTTCTGGTCAACGACCTGCTTCCAGTCCGTCATGGTCTTGAGGATGTTGTCGACCGCGCGCTCCTTCCAGGCGCCCGTCGGCTCGTCCTCGTCCGGGGTGTCCGGCGCGGCCAGCTTCGCCTCGGCGGCCAGCGCCTCGCGCTCGTCGTCGTCCAGCAGCTTGAAGATGCCGGTGAATTCGAACTTGTTGATCTTGCCGCCGTCGGCCGGGATCTCGACCTTGACCGGCCAGTTGATCGTTTTGTCTTTGGTGGTGGTGATGATGAACATGGTGTTTCCTTTCGCGTGGAATGAATGTGCCCGTGCCCGCCGCCGCGCCCACGCGAAGGGCGACAGCGGCGGATCGGTGCTCGGTTGCGGCGGTGCCGCGTTACATGAAGCAGATGGTCAGCTCGTCGTTGCCGTTCAGCGGCACGAAGGTCTGTTTCATCGTCAGCATCGTGATGCCGTCCTTGTCGCCGTACGACGGGTCGGTCAGCTGCTGCTGGGGGGCGTCGAACTTGACGATGTTGCCGGCGGTCTTGCCGTGGGTGATCGAGAAGACGCCCAGCTGCACGTTCTTGATCAGGGTCCACCAGTCCTTGGCGACGGCCGCGCCGCCGGTGCTGACCGGAGTGGCCTCGATCGTGATGGAGCCCGTCGGCTGCCGGTCGGTGAGCACGACGCTTTCGGTACCGCCCACCAGCGAGCGGAACGTCACCGACGTGGCCAGGTCGATGCTGAATTCGCTCAGCACCGCGCCCGTGAAGCCGGAAACGTTCAGGCCGCCGGTGTTCTGGTTGTTGACCGCGAGCGGCGCCGCGTACTGGGTCAGCGTCACGGCCGGGATCGGGGCGTCGGTCGGCGTCGTGTACAGGCCGGTGAACGCGAAGCTCCACATCGGGATGCCCTGCGCGCTGGCCTTCACCGAGACGGTGCCGCGCGCGCCCAGCATCAGGTGCTTCACGCTGTCGACGTTGCAGTAGAACGCGACCGATTCCAGGTTGCCCGACACGGGCTGGTAGACCACCTGGGCCGGGATCGTGTAGCCGGTGGATGCCGCGGCCGCGGTTGCGAGCGGCGCGCTGAACGTGGCCACCTTCGTGGCGCCGACGTAGCTTGCAATCACGGCGCTCTGGCCGGCGCCGGTGCCTGTCGTCAGGTTGATCGTCAGGCCGACGTAGGCGCCGTCGGATGCCGACGCGCCCGTGCCGAGGGTGATCGCGGTCGCACTGCCGGCCGTCGACGAGCCCGTCACCGGCGCGGCCAGCGTGGTCGCAGCAAGGCCGCAGGCGCGCAGCAGTTCGTCGTATGCCGGCGCGACGCCAGCGGTACCGGAGCCGGCCACTTCGATGTCGAAGCTGACCTTGGCGTAGATCGCCGCCAGGACGTTCGGGTTGTTGCCCATATACGCCTTGACGTTCTGGCGCTGTGCCAGCGTCATTTCCATCGGGCTGACCGACAGGTTGCTCATCAGGAGCGCGTCGAGCTGGCCGCTCGGCATCGGATCCTGGCCATAGGTAGTTTCGATTTTCGCCAGGATGGCGCGCTTACGGGTGAGAAGAGCCATTGTTACTCCGTGGTGGATTGGTCAGCCGGAGCGACCGGCGAAAAAAAACCCGCATCGGCGGGTTCGGTGTTGGTGTCCGGCTCGGCCGGCGCCGGCGGCGCGGCGCCCGGCGCCCGGGTGCGCTCGATCAGCACGCGCTCGCCGGATTCGTCGATGACGTAGCTGCCGCCCTGGCCGTCGTGTTCGTGGGTCATGCGATGCCTTCCATGGTTCGGTATTTCAGGTTGTAGGCCACGCGCGTGATACCGCGCGCGGGGTTGTCCTCGTCGATGCCGCGCGCCACCGTCCCGGCCGCCAGGTCGACGACGACGCCGCCCAGCGTCCGATCGGCATACAGCGCCGCGTACGCGGCCGCGCGGGCCGCCTCGGGCGCCAGCTTCGGCACGGGGCCGTCGGCGCCGATCAGCATTTGCACGGCCAGGTTCCAGTAGACGTAGCCCATGCCGACAACCGGCTCCGGATACTCGTCACCGCAGTCCAGCACGATGCACGGGCCGTCTTCGAAGCTGAAAAGCGCTTCGGTGTCGTCGCGCACGTTCAGGCCCGCGGCGGCCAGCGCGGTCTGCATCGCTGCGATGATCTGTTCGGTTTTCGTCATGTCGGTTCTCGGTAGTGGATGGTGAAACTCATGTGGTTGAAGCAGACCTTGACGTCCGGGTCGTACAGGTCGAGGTCGCTGTCGTAAAAACAGTCGTCGACCAGCACGCCGGCGACCGTGACCTTGCGCCGGCGGTCCAGCGCCTTGCGCACCAGCGCGGCGATGCGCGCCGCCTCGTCGCGGCTCTGAGCCCAGGTCGAAACCTGCATCGACGCCCGCATCAGGCCCGGGCTCGACAGCGCGCGCCGGGCGCCGCTGCCGCCCATCTTCTGGAACGTCACCGATGGGTACACCGGCGGGTCGTCCATGACGTCCGGATAGATCCGCGTGCCCACCAGCGCCGTCAGATCGGCAGAGCCCATCAGCAGGCCCAGAATCGCAGCGTGCACGCTCATGCGACGACCTCCGGCAGCTTCGCGCCGACAGCCGCGACGATGACGTCGATGGCCTCCTGCGCCTTGGTCTCGATGGCCGGCTGCATGAACGGGTACGCCGGCGTGTTGTTCGTCGATGCGGCGCGCGTTGCCTTGAGCGTGGCCTTGCTGCCGCGCAGCGCCTGACCGGCCTTACGGTTGATGTGCCCCTTCTCCACCCAGAGCGCGTAGAACGCGGAATTGGCTCCGAATTTCCGCTGCTGGGCGCCGGTCACGTCGCCGGCAACGACGTTAAACACTACGCGCGTCGGTGTCCCGCGGCGCTGCGTGACGCGGATCGACGCCTTGAGCGCGCCCGTGATCTCGTCGGGCCCGGCGGCGGTATTGAAGTTCGCGCGCGCCTGATTCCGCACGACGTTCGCGCCCTGGCGCAGGCCGGAACGCAAAACGTTCTTCACGAGCCGATCGCTGACGCCTTCCATGCGCATGCGCAGCTCGGCCAAGCCGTCGATTTTGATTTCAGCCATTCGATAGCCCTTTCGTGCACATCAGCGTCGCCCAGGTGTTGTCGCGCTCCAGCACGGCCTGGATGTCGTAGACGACTGCACCGTGCAGGACGCGCATGCTGGGCAGTACGCCGGCGCGGCGCCGGATCACGATCTCGGTCTGGACCGCGTTCTGCGTGCCGCCGGCGGCGACGTACTGGCGCCCGCTGATGTCGGTAATGCGCGCCCAGATTTTGCCGTCGCCGGGCAGCACGTTGGCCCAGGTCTTGACCTGCTTGTTGAGCGCGTCGCGCGTGGCCGACTGCACCTGCAGCACGACGCGCTTGTCGAGTTGGAACGGGTTCGTCATCAGGGAGCCCACAAGCCGTCGAGCAGCCGGTCAACGAAGTTGGATCGGGCCGTCTGCTTGAATTCCTTGACGACCGGGTCCCACTGCTCAGCGAGCCGCGCCAGAATGTACAGCCGGGCCGCGACGGGTACCGTCGTGGCATCCGGGCCATACCCCGCCGTGTAATCCACCGTGACGACGTTCATCCGCGCCGCGGTCGCCGGCCACGCGCGGCCTGGCGCCGGCACGACGTAGCCCGGTTCCGTGACCAGGTCGGGGTCGTAGTCGTTCGGGTCCAGGGTATGCTGCTGGCCGGTGGCGTCGACGAACTTGACGCTCTCGACGCTGTACGTCGGCGTGCTCAGCTGGATCGCGCCAGAAAAGGCGTCCAGCGTGACGCGCATCGGCCGGTTGACGAACGCGCGACCGGTGACGTGCTCGGCCTCGGCCGTGATACCCGCGATCCAGATCGCCAGCTGGCTGTCGAGCGCGGTGTCATCGGCATCGATGCGCAGCTGCGCTTTCGCGTCGGCCAACGTCACCGCCATCAGCGCCGGCGGCGCAATTTGTCGTGTGGTCATCGGGCGCTCCGTTGTGCAGCCGGGGGCCGGCCGTCGGTCTGTTGCGGCCCGGCCGCCGCCGGCGCGCGGGCGTACTGCGGCGCGGCGGACTCGGCGGGCGCCGGGGATTGTTTGGCCGCGGCGTCGAGCTCAAGCTGGCCGCGCACCGCAGGAAGATCGGCAATGTTGATCATGGGTCGACCTTGTTGAACCAAGTCGTTTTATCGAAGCGCTCGCCGTTCGCGCAGGTCACGCGCGCGACCCACTTCCAGCCGTCGGGCGGATCGCCGTCGGTACCGGCCAGGAAGGCGATGACGTAGGTCCGCGACCCGCCGTCGCCGGCCACTACCTGGATCTGCGGCTGCTCCTTCTGCACGACGCCGACCAGCACCAGTTCGACGGATACCGCCGTGGTGGCCCGGTCCAGCAGCTCCTGCGTGATGTCCGCGCCGTAGTGGCTGATCTCGTCCGGATCGCGGTCGACCGTCATTTTCGTGCCGACAAGGGTTGGCAGTTTCACATTCACTCCGTTCAAATTTGTCCTGGCGCCACTGCCGGCGAAGACGGCGACGCGGCTGCCGCTGCCGTCGAAAGACGCGATCCGGCTTCCGGTACCGTCGAAGACGACGAGGCGAGAGGCTGGGATTTGCGAGACGTCGATCCGGCCGGCGCTGCTGGTGTACTTCAACACGGCGGCCGAACCCGCAATCGCGAAGCCGCCGGCGTCGGCCCGGATGCGCCTGGCCGCCTGCAGCCGGGCGGCGGCACCCGTCAGCGCGAACGCGCCCAGCACCGCGCGCAGCCTGCGGGCAAGCGCCAGCCTCGCGGGACTTCCGCTCAAGCTGAACGAGCCGGCCGCGGCGCCCAGGGTGTACGTCGGGCCGACCGGACCTTGCGCCGGCGTGTACACCATCTGGACGGCGGTTCCGGACAGCACGAACGCGCCGGCCTGCGCCGGCAGCCGGCGCGCGGCCCGGATCGCCGCTGCCGCGCCGGACATCGCGAACGACGCCGGGCTGGCCGGGAGCCGGCGGGCCGCGCGTAGCGATGCTGGAATGCCGGCGATGCCGAAGCTGCCGGCGCCAGCGACAAGTCGGCGGGCGGCCGTCATGAGCGCCGCGACGCCGGTCAGGCCGAACACAGCGGCCGCCGCCTGCAGCACGTACGCACTGAGAGGCGCGCGCGGCATCCAGATGCGCCGGGCCGGTCCCTTGAACAGCTGCCACGGGTTGTCCGCGAGCGACTGGTGTTCGGCATCGGTCAGCGGACGGCTCCACATCGCGACGAGCTGGATGCCGCCGCTTGTCCACTGCTGCACACTCGTCTTGCGCGCGCCGACTGAGATCGTCGAGTTCGGCGCCAGCGCAACACCGGCCAGCGTGGCCGATGCTTTCACGCCCTTTTGGTAGCAGGCGTACGAGGTGCCGCTTACCGTCGCGCCAACTGCGAAGCCATTGCTGATGTCATAGGCGTTCAACGAAGCTGCGGCAACCACGCTGCCATTGCCGCCGCTGTAGAACGGAATAAATTCTATTTTTCCGTTGGTGAGGCGGAACTGGAAACGGCGGTTTGTTCCGTCATCGTCATCCAGGACGCTTGTTGTACCAGACGAGCCAGTCGCGAAAGCAAAGAGGCTGTACGATCCCGCCTTAGACGAGGACTGGCCGAGACTGACCGCGTAGCCGTTGTTCCCTGTCAAGCAGCGCACTGCCGTACCAGTGTTTGTGTTGACAGCTATTCCAACAACAGTGCCATCCGACTTCTGGTACGGAACGACCGCTCGCCCGTCCTCGCTCCAGCCCATCGCCTCGTTGCCCATCGAGTAGGCGAAGACGAGGCCCGCGGTGATCGGATTTTCCCAGTCGATTTGCGGCGCCTGCTGCGGCTGCGTGACGCGCACGCGCCGGCCGACCAGCGCCGCCATTACGTGTACTGCGCTGCTGCGGCGAGCGCCTTCAAAGTCCAGCCGCTCGAAATCGTTTGGCCGGAGCGGTTGATGATGTAGACGGTGTACAGCACGGGCATCAGGTCAATCTGCGCCGACTGGAACAGCGCGCTCGCTCCCGCCGTCGGCGTCTTGGACGCGACGAACGAGCCGGCGCGCATGGTGTACGGCATGTACGACGCGCCGGCCGTCAGGTCGATGTCGGGGTAGTTCGCACCGTCGATCGCCGGGACCAGGTAGATGTCTGCGACGGTCGTGCCGGCTGCGATGCCGGTGACGGTTACCCACTGCGCGGCCAGCGTGAGCAGCGCCGAGAACATGTCGGCCGCGTTACCAC